ATGCTCCTTGTAATGCTATTGCTTTCAAGGATAGTTATGCCTACCTTTCTACCCTTGTGGATGGAGAAGCAGGGCTAGTACGCGTTGACCTATCTACAACAGCTATAGCAAATTCACTATATTTCCCTTGGGCTTGGGATATTGTTGCTGCTGCAACTAGCGCAACTATTACTAACCTAGCAATTGTTTCTGGTACCGTTACTGTAACCACAGGAATTGCACACGGTCTTAGTGTTGGTCAGGTTGTTACATTCTCTAACACAGTGGCTCCGTTCACTGCTGTGACAGGAACTGCAACAATCCTAACCGTTCCAACTGCAACAACATTTACGGTTCTTATTGGTTCAAGCACAGTTACAAGTGCTGCTACCACAGGTACTGTTACTACTGATGGAACTAGCGCAACTGCATCTCAAGTTGCCTTCTTTGGCAACTCAGACAGATTAGCATTTAGTACTGGCAATGACATCTGGGCTGAATCTACAACCGACCTAGTAGCAACTGGTTATATCCGTACCGGTTATATCCGTTACAACACACTAGAGACTAAGATTTACAAACTACTACAGGCTCGTATCAATACCACTAATGGTGGCATTAGTATGGAATCTATTGATTCAGTAGATACTGCATACAATATCGGTACATTTTCACAAGGAACACCTGTTCCCGAAGTAACCGTAAGTTATCCAGCTACTTCACAAGAGTATCTAGGGTTCAAGTTTACATTTTCTAGGTCAACAAGTGATGCAACTAAGGGTCCACTCTTTACTGGCTACCAGTTGAAGTCACTACCTGCAGTCCCACGTCAGCGCCTAATTCAATACCCGTTATTTTGTTATGACCACGAGAGCGATAAGTTCAGCAACGAAGTAGGTTATGAAGGATCTGCCTATGAACGTATGTCACAACTTGAGGCAATTGAAAATGCCGGAGATACCGTTCGTGTTCAAGACTTTAGAACTGGTGAGTCCTATATCGGACTTATCGAAGAGATGGATTTTATAAACAAGACACCAGAAGATAAAAGGTTCTCAGGATTTGGTGGCACACTTATGGTAACAATTCGGACAGTATGATGCAAGCCTCAGACTATGCAACTCTAGTAGTTGCTGTAATGACTATATTTGGTGGCTTCCTTGCAGCAGTGCGTTGGCTAGTCAAGCACTACCTCAATGAACTTCGGCCCAATGGTGGTAGCAGTCTCAAAGATTCCGTCTCAAGATTGGAAAGACAAGTTGAAGAAATTTATCGTATTCTTCTTACTAACAATAAGTCTTAGCGGATGCGCTCAGTATCAAGGATGGGTCAGATATCCGTGTCAGGAATATCAGAACTGGGATAACCCAGAATGTAACCCACCTCAATGTATTGCAACAGGCACTTGTACAAAAGATATTCTTCCGGAAGGCAATCCCAATGGCTAGACAAAGATTTTCCAATGAGCAACTAAAGGCTCGACTGATCGTATTTATAGGAGTAATCCTAGCCTTAGTATTTCTAGGCTCAGTCTTTGGAATACTTTGGGCTTTGATATTTGTAACTCAACCACTAGGTGAACAAGCTCCCAATGACAGGGCTTTTATTGAATTGCTTACTACCCTGACAGTCTTTCTTACAGGAAGTCTAGGAGCAGTACTGGCAAGTAATGGACTCAAGGATAAGAGTAAGGATGACAATGGGCCAGCGTAAAGATTTTATTGAAACTGCTAAGGCAGAGGTCGGAACTATTGAAGGACCTAAAGAAAACGAAACAAAGTACGGAGCCTTTACTAAGTCTAACTTCTTGCCTTGGTGTGGCAGTTTCGTCAACTGGTGTGCCAACGCAGTAAATCTAAAGATTCCTAATTGCGTATCAACAGTTGTAGGTGCTAAAGCATTTATGAAGAACAACCAATGGGAAGATGTAGCTGAGGCAGAACCACTGCCAGGTTATATCGTCTTCTTTGATTTCCCAGGAGATGCTCTCAATCGCATCAGCCACGTAGGAATTGTTACTAAGAACAACGGAGATGGAACCATCAACGTTATCGAAGGTAACACTAGCCCAGATAATAAGACGGGCGACCAGCGCAACGGTGGTGAGGTATGCCTCAAACGTCGTGCGTATACAGCAAAGAATGGTTCTAAAATCAAGAAGTCACTACCGGTGTACATCGTTGGTTTTGGTAAGCCAGTCTTCAAGTCATAAGGAGAACAATGAATACAGATAAGTTAGTTGCTATCGCAACAACCTATGCTCGTGCAGCAGTACCAGCAGTAGTGGCTCTGTACGCAGCAGGTGTACACGATCCAAAGACATTAGCCTACGCTTTTATCACAGCTTTTATTGCCCCAATCTGGAAATCACTAGACCCGAAGGCAAAAGAGTTTGGTCGTGGTGCTAAGTAATTAGCCCATCAGCGCGAGGCAATGGCCCTCCACCCTTCGGGGTGGGGGGTTCTTTTTTTGTGCCATAAAACTATTCTTTATCTATTGGGCAAGGGATTGTTACTAGATTTCCGCAGTTGACACAGGTTGCATCTAAGAAGTACCAGACTAACTCAAAGTCCTCAAAGCTCGCCATAACGTTGAATACTTGTGACCCACAAGGACATACGTGAAGGGGTCCAAAGGCTCTCAGATCGCTTCCAAAGGCTTGTGGGAGGCGTTCTGTGCGCCTGAATAGGCGCAGGGTTGGTAGACGGAACCGCAGGGTTACTGTACGGTTACCATCTGTGCGCCCTTGAAGGGCGCCCACCCGTTTTATTCGCCTCACGGCTCATATTGTAGTCAGCCTAGTAGTGTCGCTACGCGACGACACACCGATGACTGGTAAGATGAAAAAATGACAACAATCGCAGGGATACAGGGTATTGACTTTGCTGTACTAGTAGCTGACTCACAGATCACAGAAGATAACCTAGTAACTCTTGCGACCTCTACACCTAAGATAGTCGAGGCTGGTAAGTTTCTCATAGGCATCTCTGGTGATACTCGCCCAGGAGATATACTCTCCTATAACTGGAAGCCGCCGATTTATAAAGGTGAGGACCCAGTGCAATTTATGGGAAAGAAAGTCATTCCCAGTATCATCAACGCTTTCAATGATAATAGTTACGAGTACAACAAGGTAGACAAAGAGGGCGGTTTTGACTACCTTGTTGCCTTCAATGGCAATCTCTTTCGCATTGCCTGCGATCTATCTTTCTTCGCTAGTAATCGTGACGTCTACGCCATAGGTTCCGGTAGTCAATTCGCACTTGGCTATCTCTACTCCATTTGTAAGCCCGATATGGAATTAGTTTACGCAAGCAAACACGCCCGGAAAGCAGTTGAGATTGCGTCGGTACTTGACGCTAATACAGGCAAGCCCTTACAGTTGGTAGTCCAAGAAAGGGGATAGAAATGTTGAAGTTTTTATGTGGTTTATTATTAGGAATTGTTCTAGCTTATACATTTGATTACTTGCTGCAACGGTGGGATAACGAATGATGGAGAAGACAGTTGATATTCAACTGCAAGAACTACGTGAACAGATTGCATTAGAGATTGAACTTGCTTGTCAGCAAGCACTAGAAGGTAAAGAGCACGATAACAATATGAAATGTACTTGTAATATTGCTGCAAGTATTGCGAGAGGTTTCTGATATGGAAAAGAGAATAGGAAAGTATTGGTTTTATTGGGGTCGCAAGTGTGGCTTTGGTATTGGATTTGAAATATCTAAATACTCTTGGACTATTGACCTTGGGTTCTGGTACATAGGGCAGGAGTTCAATTGATTGAAGACCCGAAGGAGTTACTACTCCACGTACTGCACGCTAAGGATGCAACTCGTGATCGTAGTAAGCAGACACAGGTAGGGCCATCAGAGATAGGTGGTTGTCGTCGTAAGGTTTGGTACCGGCTCAACGCACAACCTGAGACTAATGATAATCAATCTAAACTTGCAGCGATTATGGGTACTGCTATCCACGCAGCAATTGAAGAAGCTATTACGCATTTAGATCCTGAGGGTAAAGATTACCTAGTGGAAACTGAAGTTGCATATGGTGATATGAAAGCACACGTTGACTTATTCGTTCCAGGTATTGGCGCAGTCATTGACTGGAAGACTTCTAAAGTAAAGAACCTAAGTTACTTTCCAAGTAACCAGCAGAGGTGGCAAGTACAAGTCTATGGCTATCTCTTGTCTAAGAATGGTTATGAAGTAAAGACTGTCAACCTTGTGGCAATTGCACGCGACGGTGACGAAAAAGATATCAAGGTACATACAGAACCATACGATG